TCACGCAACGGACTGTTTCCTGGACTCTAAAATCACCATGATTTCAGCGTCCAATTTCTTGAACAGTTGGGTTCGTTCTTCCACTGTCAAACCCTTCAATTTTTCTTTCAGGTAACGTTCAAATTCTTCTGTTTGCATTGTCACACCTTTGTCATATTTTTCAGGTTTGGGAGTTTATAGGCAAACCCAAAGCCAGAGAACCACTTGCCTGATAATTTTCAATTTGTCATTTTTCATGACATCACCAGTATAGTTTCCCGCCCACTTCGTTCAGACCATACCCCCTTTCAAGGTATGGGATGGAACTGCGGTGTTCCAGGTATGCTGATAAGTCATCACGTCTACATTCGGCACCAACAAGCCCGATTGGGTTGGGTGCGTAAAACTCCGGTTTATCCAAGCGTTCAGGGTGCACAGAAACCCCCACATAGCGTTCACACCCCAGGGATGCACACCCAACCACCAGGCACAAAAAAACCGGCACCAGGCCGGTTTGTATCGTTCGCATAACCATCAGTCTGTTATGAACCCCACAAGGTGCATGTTGATAATTCTAGACACCCCTGAAAAAACACTAACCACTGAATAATACAAATAAAATTGTTTATTCGTCGCGGGAATGATCACTTGTTGGTTGGTCACGTACTTGCCAGAATTGCTGCTTTGTTCCATCTGGTAATGAACGATCCTGTGCCTTTCGTTTGTGCTATTTGACCCGACTGTTGAATCATTTTCGTAAATCATCACCCGTGCACCATCCGCACTGGGTGAAACCGAAATATCAAAATTCACTATCAACGCCTTGGTGTTTTCGGGTAAATCGTTTAATGCACTCCAATAGTCATCAACGTCAGAAGCCCCACCAGGTCCGACCAAATACCACGCGTTTTCACCCATTGGTTCCAGGTCAAACGCGAATAATGACGCGTCACTGACCAGGTATGTGTTACCAGCCCGGATGAACCCCGTAGGTGGTGGTTGTTTTGACACAACACCGTCCCCGGCCGAAGACATCAACAAACCCAGTGGTGGTTCTGTTCCGTCAATACTGTCTACCCTGGGACGGGCAAATTCAGCCCATGCACCAGCGGTGCCGGAGTTTCTATATCGAAACTGAGCGGACAGCGGTAATGTTGTTCCGGCACCATTCGCGGTTGGGTCAAATTTGTATTCAACGAATGATTGCACTTTCTGACCGGTCACGGGGTCATAAAGCCCCGCAATACCGGACGAAACGGTCCGGCTGGTGGTCGCTGCGTGAATCACCATCACCAGCAAAAACCATTTATTCGCTTCCGGTAACGTGTCGTCGTTCATGGCGTAAACATACGGATAACCTGGGTTGACACCACCGTCCAGGGTCAACAACACGGAACTACTTGACGACTGGACCAAGAAGTCACCAATATTGTCCGAACGTAACCAGCATGTTATTCGACACGTCTGATTTTCACTGACAATACAGGGGTTACTATTTGCCGGGTCAAGTTGAAACCCGCCCTGGTCACTGAAGTTTGCGGAACCGTCACCAACGTGTTCAACGCGCCACACGATTTCGTCTTCACCGTAGGGACCGTCTGTCACCACCCGGCTATTGCTGGCTGTGTTTGCTAGCCCGTTGGTGGAGTCTGACGGGTTGGTGCTGGTATCCCCTGCAATCCATCCGGATCGGTCAAGCAAGTTGTTATATAGCTGCAAACGTGGTGGCTGTCCGGTGATATTGTCTTCCCAGGTTGCCCCGTCTGTTGCATTGTCATCCGGTCTACCATCGCCGCCAACGTTGGACCAGTCATTGTTGGTATAGGGACCAAATTGCAATGAACTGATTTTCGCACCCACATCCCTAAATGAAGTGTTAAAGTGATATTTGCGCCCAGCGTCTTCAGGAAGGTTGGAACCGGCCTGAACCCCGTTTTGATAAAATCTGACATATAAACCGTCGTATGTGATTGTGAACACATCACCGACAGAATAAGCGCCTATGGTTCCGAGGTTTACGCCATCCTTCCGAATCTGCCAACTACCATCACCGCGAAGGTACACCGCGTAGTCAATGTCGTTGTATCCATTTGTGACTGTTGGATCAGAACTCAACCCAAGCATAAGATAGCGCGTCACTGTTTCCGCTTTGAATGAACAGAACGCCCCGTCCACAAATGATTCCGCTGTGTAAACTTCACCAGTCCAGGCGATATTGTCTGATATTTTTTCAACAATAGACCCGTTGACTTTCATGGTCGCATTTGAAATCAGCGCATAAGGGGTTGCGTTGTTGTTGTCCGCGTCGTCTATTTGCTGCTGCTGCTCGCCTCGGGTTGGTAAAAAGCGCAAGTTGTCCGGCGCGTTGGTCACACTGGCCGTTGCTGTGAAAGTGACTTCAGACCCCGCGTATAGCTGACCCTGGTTGTTATAATATTTGGACACCGGTTTGACCCGGATTTCTATGTCAAAATAATACCCGTCCACCCCTTCCGTTGCCGCGTAGTCCGTGGCGTTTTTATCAATGCTGTATTCATAAAACGGTGACACCGACTTTTCCACGCGCAACAACGTCCCACCGGATCGAATTTCAACCGCGTAATAATTGAAGTATATTTTTTCCCCGTTGGTGTGGTCCCACTGAAACACTGGACCAGGGCCAGAAAAGGAAGTGCCAGCGCCATCCAGTCCCAGGTCAACAATGGGGTCAAATGGATAAATGGTTACCAATTCCGCGTTTGTGCGTCCGTTGACGTCGGTCACCGTGATGAAATCTTTCGGACCCAACCCCGCTGTCAAACCCGCTGTGGAAACAGGGTCCACCCAAATCTCATAGGTTGACCCATCGCTGGGGACTTCCAACAAACCTTCCGCTGATACGCTACCTATCCCAAGCCAGATTTCACTACCCTGTTTGCGATACCTGACAATTGAATGTGAATAATAATCCACGTCGGGGGGTGTGATACTAATTTCAATTGTGGACCGGTCACCTTGCGGTGTTACCGGGGTGTTCCGGTATTCGGTCAGGGTGAATGTGGGCATAATATCCACATACCGGGGGAAATCGTCTTCTGGTGTGTTTCGGGTGTCTAAAAACACCACATCCGAAAACACATCAACCGCGTTTTGGTAGGTTTTACCCATCCCACCACCGCCTGACCGGGACGAAAAAGGTGGATTATTGACAACCTGTTCAGGTTTGTAATGATAATCTGGTCCACCGTCCCAAAGTGCAACATATTTGACCAGGGTGGTTTCCGGGCATACACCATAGTTTTGTGTAATGATTTCACTATTCGGTGTGGGGAATGTTTGGGACGAATCCAGAGTCACCAACAGCAAGCCACCTGGTGCACCACCGGCCCCGGCACCTGCTGCCACCAGGTCTTCACCTTCCACGGTGATCACACCGCCTGGTAACCCATCACCGCCTGACAAATCCGTCGTACTACCCAACGAAAAATCCATCCCTTTAGCAAATATCATCAGTCCAGCGCCACCGTTGCCACCATCACCACCGGGCACGATCACACTGGTTTCGTTGAATTGGAGTATCGGACCACCGGATGAACCGGAAGACCCCATCAGACTGTTGGGAACACCGTTTAAATTTCCATTGTCGTCTAAGACCAGGACAGGGGTTTCAAGGGTTTGTGTGTTTCCGCGAACGATGCGAGGCGTGAAACTGTCATGTTTTGGTCCATAGTGTTCGTCTGTGCTTTCGTAAAAATCCCGACCGTCTTGATAGGGGCGTCGGATCATCCCACCTTGCGCCAAGGTGTTACCAACCCCCGCTTGACCCAAATTTGACGAAACCGGGTTTTTTGAATGCGTTGGGTTATTGTCCGCAACACCACCAGGTAACCCCCTACCCTTCCCGTCAATGGTGCCAAACTGTTGGAAAAACCCGTTCACCCGGATTTGGGTGTTATTGTTTACAATCACCGTCCCGGACGCATCAATGGTTAAATCTTCGGAACAATAATAAACCGCGTTGGGGTTGCCCATGCTGGCGTGACCGGTCAAGTTTATTGTACCTGTCACAGTGGTCACACCGTTGGAACTTGACACCTGACCAGGAAAATTGGTGGCGTTGATTTCCGTCCCTTCGGACGTCAGAAATACATCATCCGGAGTTTCGGTGTTATCAGGGGCTTGTGGTGCTGGTTTACGCGAACTACCCACCAGCGAGACATGGACACGCCCTTTAAACCAATCATTTTTAATAGATCGGATTTCAAAATTCCGATCTATTGAAATGGTTGTTTCCGCTGCGGCATCTCTCACAGCGTCCAAATCCAACCGGACAATGTCACCCACTTCCAGGTCATTTTGGTCTGGTGTCAATTCCAATGAAATTTCATATGGTGTGGAACTGTGCATTGTTCGCATAACACTGAAATGATGGTCAATCAATGTGTCAGAATGACGCGAACCATGAAGCGTTTTCAGTTCAATAATTTTTGGGTCAGTTTCAGTGTTTGGTTCGATTGATCCTTCATCACGGAAAACACTGGTCCGTGAATATTTTTCCCGTTTTTCGTCCCAATGCCATTTCAGGATGAACGTGTTTCTTATGTCGTTCAGTTTTTGAACAAGTGGTCCATAGCTGACCACGTTGTCTTCATTCAGTAAACGATCATAGCCGCCGTTGGGTCCAATATATTTGATCCGTTTCAGTGATAGTTCACCCGTTGAACGGATGGGTGAATACACCCCCATCATGTAAAACAAATCCGATTCCAGGAACTTTTTACCGTCTATCTTTTCATAACCATTAACCCGTGCCGGGTAACCCGCATCGTCATCGTTTATGTCCCAAAGATCGGAACCAATGTTCACGAACGCGGACGTTTGAACGTAATCAGTTGACACGCCTAAATGCCAGTGGTCGGGTAGGTATTTCCCAGCGTGACCATAAAAAAGACCCGTCATAATCGCATATGCGAGTTTGACACCAGGCATTTCCAAATAGACATGTTCCGTTATTTTGGGAGCGTTCTGGTTGGTCGCGTCAGGGTCCACCGTGACAGCCAACGCCTTGGTTCCCAATGCACCCCGAATACAACCGGTGAATGTGTTGGTCTGGTCGTCTTTGCTGTACCACATTACAGTTTCATAGTCATCATCGTTTTCCAATTCAAAGAAACCCACTTCATCTACACCGGCCAGTTCCGGATACACCAGGTTGTTTTGCCCATCACGTTTTTGTTGTAGTGCCCTGAGATATGTTTTCCCCTGTGCACTGGGGACTTGATAGACAGATTTAAAACGTGTGGTATCAAAGGCGGGAATCACCGTTTGATCGGCTGTGATGCTACTGGTCAATACAGTTTCTTTGGGTATAAAAATTTTCTTGCGCAAAAACCGCTGTGCATCCGAGCAACGGAATTTATATACCCCGTCTTTGTAGCTGATTTCACCATCAATGACCTGTGTTTGGATTAGTTGGAAATTCTCCCACAGCAAACCCTTGTAACCCTGGTACACCCGGACCCTTTTTTGGTTCAAACCTTTTTGTTCAGACAGTTTGGTTTGCTGCAACGACGTCAACCCTATGTCCAGGCATTCAAACGAAATTGAACCAATGCTGGCAATAGCTTTTTCAGGGTTGATTGTTTGTGACGTACTGGAAACAATTTTCAAGGTGTTGTTAATTATGTTACCGGTCAAACCTGGAACCAGCGCACTGGTCAAATAGTGAATATCTGTGTTGGCACTATCGAACGACAAAGCAACAACAAAAACGGGTTCTTTCGTTGCTGCTTTGTTATATTCAGCAAATTCCTGTGTGTCGATTCTCATACTTCAATTACCTGTCCACTAAAACTAAACGCTGTCTGGTGTTCGCGTCGTTCATCCAAACGTCTGTGCATTGTCACCAATAACGCTTCATCCGGTGATGCGATTGACCCATAGGGGTCTAGCGTGAATGTCTCACCAGCGGCCACACTGGACGCAAATTCCCGCAACGAATTGATCAAGTTGGTGTTGTCCGTGCTCACGGTTGCAAATCTGTAAATTCGATCTGTCCGGTGAAACACGGTGTGGGGTGTACCTGACAAGGACCGTGTTGTCCTGGCTTCATCCTTGAAGTCACGGTCCCATTTCGTCAACGGAATTTCCAACGTGTATTCCGTCCCCGCTGAATGACCGGCCATCAAATCACCCCGGTCCTTTGCTGTGTATGTGATAACTGCCATTATGCTGCTAACTCCTGACCGTTTCGGGATTCACGCGACACCAACAAAAAATCCGTGTCATCAAGGTGGTCACGCAAAGTGACCGCCAGGTGTTCCGCATCCATACCGTTCACGGGACCGTTGAAAATGATTTGGGTCACAGGGCGTGTGTTTTCCAAAGGTTGCAAACCTTCGGGTTGTGCCGTGGGTGACGGTTCTGTTGTACCAGTTGAAACGGATGACGAACCACCGGCTGATCCACCCCCGCCGCCTGTCCCGGCAATACTCAATGCTGTGTTTGCCGCAACAATACCGGCTTGAATGTTGCCCAGCGTTGCTATTTTGGCAGCGGCTGCCGGACCTGCTACCGGTCCCAAATCAGAATATGCTCGCATGATAGCCACGGCTGTGTTCTGGTAAACACGGCCAATGTTCAACGCCCCTTCGAGTAACAAAATAACCCTGGATGCGTTTTCATGTCCGTCCGCCAAGCGTTTTAATAAACTAATACCACTGTCAACCGTGGCCCGTTGCATGGCTTGGATAGAAGAATTGGTTTTTATCTCTAACGCCTGACGTTTTGCGGTTTCCTTGTCCGCGCTGGCAGTCAATTTCGCCTGGTGTTGGTCATAATCTTCCTCCCACTGTTCAAGGTTTCTGAGCAACAGTTCCCTTTGTTGTTCACTACCCTCAACCGTGTTTTCCATGATGATTTCACGGCGTCGGGTGTAGCTTTCATTGATCCGTTCTTCTTCAGATGCCAATTGTGCTTCCAGACGTTCCAGCACCGTGGCGGATTGATCCGCTTCAATCTTGTCATAGGCCGCATTGATTGCTTCCAACTGACCTTCTGTTGCCTCGTTCAACCCGGCAACGTACAAATCCCGTTCACGGGCGGTTTTGTTCAACGTGGCGGCTTCCAGTTCCAGGGACGTGATCAAAGATCGAACACTTTTATTTTGGGATTGGTATGGATCGGACGACTTGTCCAACAGGGTGGACGTTTCAATGTACTGACCCAACAACGCAATAACTTCAGCAATGTTTTCCTTGGCGTCATCGGACCCATCTGTCAAACCGCGCAAGCTGTCTACCAACGCGGAAGCCGTGTCCACACTCGCCGCATCGTTGAAGTTATCCAGGGACCGGGAAACATTGATCAACTGTTCATCGGTAGCCCCGTATTCTTCCCGCAAGTCCTGCATGGCAGATTTCAGGAACAATGCACTGGTTTTAGACTGTTCAAATGTTTCACTGGCACGTTTATCAAATATTTTTGTCAGTTCATCGAATTCACCCAGGTTTTCACGCAACGCCCCTTTTGTGAGTGTTTGTTCCAACTCCAATTGGGCTTTTTTAATGTCGAACAATGCACGTGCTACACCAGGGGCGGTTTCAGCCAGACGTTGCAACCGTTGGTCATAGGCCAAAATACCGGATTCTGAAATGCTGAACGCGTCAGTTAATTGCAGGGCTTCGTCTTTCAATTCTTGTATTTGTTTCCCGGTTTGGAACGCTTTGGAACCCGCCCCAACAATGGCAGACCCCACCGCCAACAATGCACCGAAAACAATACCACCAGGACCAAATACAGACGCCACTTGTGAACCCTGCTGACCCAAAATAATAAACTTGTCTGTTCCGCTTTGAGCCTGGACAGCAATGTCCTGTAATTGGTAACCCAAGCCGCCTGCAATCATTCGCAGATTTCCAAAGGACTTTCCTGTTTTCTTGGCACCCGCACCCAAACCGCCCATTGGTGGAACTGCCCTTTTACTTTCCGCCCCAAGCCCCTGTGTTGCTTGTCCCGCTTCCCTGGTCGCTTGTGTCAATCCATCTGTGGCGCGTTCTGCCTGTTTTGTCGCCTTGGTGGAACCGGTGATTGTGCGTTCCATTTCCTTTGTTGTTTTACGGAAAGACTCTGTGGCGCGTTCTGCCTGGATACTATTGGTTTCAATCTTTTCCAGTTGTGCGTTACCTTCCACAAAACCTTGGGACGTAACGGACAAATCCAGATTTGCTTTATAGCTGTTCGTCATAGTGGTTTACTCAGTTTGACCAGTGTTGTGACTTCCCAGTCCCGCAAGCGCCTGTGTGTCATTTCTGACCAGGCTTTCAATTCTGAGAATGTCAGGGGGTCACCGTTGTCCAGTTCCTTAAACCATTCCCACAAATACAACAATTCCGGTGGACAAAGGGGTCCAGTGTCCACCGGTTCACCTAATGTTTTTGCAGCCTGTTTTAGATGTTTTTCTAAACTGACTTGTGAGCCTTTCGGCTTCTTGTTGATTTGCTTTTGGTGGTAGACGAATTCGCAGAACTGCCGGACTTTTTTGCTAAGAACAACTCCCGTTTCCCGGCGAATTTGTCAATCTGGTCCCCGATATGTGGGGCGTTGGTCAGAAAATCATTAACGTTTTCAGGGGTACATTCTTCATCGAATGACCAATCTTTGACCAACACGGTCAACAGATTGTTGGATGATTCCCTAATCATCCGTTTCCGTTCGTCTTCGTCTTCCGTTTGCGCGGCCATGATCACATTCCGGTTTGCTTCGGCCTGTGCTTCACGGAATGCGTCTGAATCCACAGACCGGATAACTAAATAATCATCCGTTTTTGTACCGTCCGGACGAACCAGGGGGAGTTTGACCCCCTCGTTTCCGGCATTGCGAGTATAAAAATCGGTCATTGATCCCATTACGCTGTCACCCTTGTGATCTTCAGGTTGGTTTGTTCCGTTTCGTCATAAAGTGCCTGAAACGGCATAGTCAGGATGATTGGACCCGGTCCAGAAACATCCGGCTGACCACCGTTGTACATGATTCGAGGCAGCAAGAACGTCAAACTGTTACCCGCTGCATCGGGTAATGAAAATTGCAAACTGGATTCTGTTTCATTGATAAATCTATCCAGCATGGCCGAATTGCGGAACAGTGCGGACAACTGACCGGTGACATTAGATTGCCCAATATCCGGTTGGATACCCTGTTTTGAACCAACGACGAATTGTGCTTCCAGGTTATTGGTCAGGTTCAAAGACACTTCTGTGACCACTGCGATACTTGAACCGCCTTCATTGATCGAACCGGTGAAACTATCCAATACTTTGGTGGTGGTGGGTTCGGTGTATGTCTCACCGGTTAAAATAGCGGTGTCGGTGGCCATGTTTTGACCCAAAATGCCAAACGTTCCGGTCACCCGTGCGTCAGG